CTCCAACATATCCATTAAAAAAGTGCAATCGTTCTATATTAAAACGCTCTTTTATCTTCCGTATTTGTTTTCGTTTATATTTCATGGACTTATATCCCTGCTAAACGCTGTATAAAAATATTTTTCTTTATATCGCTAGCGTCTTCTTCGCGTAGCATTCCATTTTTATCCTTATAGATAAGAACTGCGCCATCTAATAAACTCAACTCATCAAAACTTAATGAGTCTACAATGCGTGCTTCGATCATCTGCCATGTGTCCATATTCTTAAACCGTTGAATCCGCCCATTGCGCATATAATTGCGTTCTATTTCTTTCCACCCGAATTTACTTATCATCCGCATCATGTGTTGGAACCGCCCATCTTTATAAATAAGCACGAGATACAAGTTATTAGGGTTATTGGACATTGGCTAGCCTCAATACCAAGATATCTTTTCGCAAATCTTCGAGATTGTCATAGTCTCTGTTGGTATCCAAGAATGCAATCGTTTGATCTCCAGCTTTAAACGCCCCTAGAAATGCCTCTAAAAGCTGTATACTTGGCTCCTGCCACTCGTAAGCGGTATCTGTGGTACATGTCCAATAAGGTCTCCTTGTTCTGCTTTTATGGCGAACTATATGAACTTCTCCCAGACCATATTTTTTCTTAATGGCCCCAATTATAACCTGTTGGGCCCCAAATGAAGTGCATTCTTCGCTAACTATTGCGTCCGCAAGTGCCTGTAATACTTCTTCAATCTTCATTTTATCCCCGCCAGCTTTTTGGTTAAATGGTATCGTTTAAGATCGTCTATATTATCAAACTTCTGCCCTTCATGACACACAATACACCATTTGCCTGCTACCAAATTAGAAACCCTTCGTAGTAACTCATGTGTTGGGGTGAAAACGTTTATGTTTGGATGAGATATCATATCGTGGTCTTTTCTTGGATCTTTAGTGGAACAATAAAACCATCCTGAACCTTCATAGAAATACAAATCTTCTATCGCGTGTTTCTTTTGAATAGCATGAAGCAACCTTCGCTCTATTTCACAATAATCTATAGTGTCTAAACTTTCAGCTATAACGTCTAATGCTTCTTCAATCTTCATTTATAACCCCGCTAACCTAAAAATTAAATATTCCTGTTTTAATTCATCCATCCCAACGCACATCTTATTAACATCATCGAAAAATATACAGCATTGTTGGGCACTAAGAGCCTTAAGGATATAGTCCATATAGCTCAAACCAAACCCATCAACTATTTTATCTGCGTCAGTCACATAAGTGCAACGAAATCTGTTATTTTTTTCGTAAAAGCGTAGATTTTCAAGTCCGTATGCTTTTTTCAATGCTGTTAGTTTGTCTTGCATTTTAAATTCCTGCTAGTTTTCTAATATAATAATATTCAAGAAACTCCGTCAAGTCTCTAAAAACTTCTTCTGTGTCCAAATAAATAACTGCAAATAAGCCTCCAGACATTCTCTCTAATGAAGACTCTAGTTCTGTTGAGTTTTTAACATACTCATATCTTTCTGGAAATTTTTTGGCCCAGGTATTGGTTAGAGAAATCGCAACTCCGTGTCTGTATTTAACCTTATAAATAAAGAAGTCGCACGCATTAAAGCGTTTTTTAACCTCTAAACAAGCCTGATGTTCTTTAATCTTTATTTTTGCGCTTGTGGAAATGGTCATTTTGAGCCTTTCTGTTATTGGGATTTAGATTTAATTTTATGACAATCAGTGCATAAAGCCTGACCATTAACTTCCCAATCTTTTAATCCACCGTCCAAAATTGGAATAATATGATCACATTCCAAAGTTTTTCCAACTTCTTCTAATTCTTCCTGTGTTATTTCACATTTTTGACATTTGTATTGAGCACGTTTCTTAATATTGTATCTGTCAGAAACGCTAAAGTCTAAACCTAACCTATATCGTCGAGTAACTTGATTTCTATCATTATTCCATTTACTATTTTCTGGTCCAAGTTTTTTCTCTATTTCTCCAGTTCCATAAAGTAATTTAATAGATTTACTTATTTGTTGTGCTGATTGGGCTACTCTTTCGTCTGTTTCTTTGGTTAAACCTTTATTCCAAGATTCCCTTTTTCCTGATTCATATGCTTGTTTTAAGCCATCAGAGTTTTTCTTTTTGCCTTCTTCTGACGAGGTTCTTATTCTGTTTAAATCATTAACCCAACCATATTTCCCAGAAGCATATTCTTTTTTCAATGTATTTTTGATTTTGGATTTACGCAATTCATTTATCTGCTCGGAAGTGAGATATTTTCTAACTAAACGATTTACTGGACTTGCACCATTATACAAAATATCATCTCGTATAGCAATAGAACGACTACTTAAACCACCTTTATATAGATTTATAACAAATTCTTCGTGCTTTTTTAATTCCTCTGGATGATTGTATTTCATATGAGCAATTATTGTCTTTGATATAATTCCACAATTTGGGCACTTCATGTTAATTTTTTTGCTTTTTGTAAGATTTAAGCCTATTTTATTAAGAGCATTAGTAAAATTTCCAAACGATCTCTGATATGTATCTGCACTATATTTACAACAATTATGTATATCTAATAATGTTGGAACACATTGTAATTCTATGTGTAATCTTTTTAGTTCTTTTAATAATTCCTTGTCACTCGTTTTGGTATTTTGTTTCTCTCTTTCAATTCCAGCTATTTTTGCAAGATTGTCTATGGAACCAAAATGTTTACGGAAAGAAGATATGTGATATTTACACATAGATCTTATTTCTTGATCTGTTGGAATTCTACCAAGTTTATTATATACAGATACAAAATCTTCCATGAATCTTTCTTTTGGTATTCTCTTATTGATTTCTATTTTTGCCATTCCAAAAGCGTGACAAACAGAATCAAAATATTTTATTATAGTCGGAATTGTATGGCCAGAAGCACGAATCAAATCTTTGGTTTTAACAATATTTTTATTTTGTGCATAGGTTCGTTGTAAATCAATAATAATTCTTTCTCGTTTTTTATACAAAGGCTCCTTATATTTAATTCCGATAGCAGTCCATGCCTTTTTCCAAGTCCCAAATACACGATTTACTACATCAGCAGACATATTACTCAAATCTTTCCATTTCTTCATTGTTGGGACTATACTATCATTTTTTTCATATACTTGTTTCATCTCACTAATTACTTCATCATTTGATATTTTTTTCATTTCAATCATTTCCCCTTAGTATCTATTATACACCAAAAACACGAAATGTCAAGTAATTTGTTAAAAAATACTCCCAGCAGATGAACCAATAGATGAATAAATGCTATACAACTTGGACGGATTATCAATGAAAAAAAGACAAAAAAATAGGGACAGTGTTTAATTGTCCCTATTTCATCTCATTCTATTGTGCTAAAAAAACTGAATTAAATCAAGATATTAGCCTACGGCCACTGATTTTCTACCAACAGATACACCTCTTGGATTTACGATTCCGATTCCGATAATCTCATTTACGACCCAGCCCAATTTAAGCTGTTTAGGTTCGTCAGCAGGGAGGACTTCTATATCTTGGCGGATAGGCATAACACCTACGAATTCTGGATCGGACACGCCGTACACGGATCCAACTGGAATAATCTTGCTTACAATTAAGTCAGCACCCCAAAGATGTGCGAAAAGACCAGTCTGAAGAATTTCGCGCTGGGTTACCATGTCCACTTCACCACCAGTTGCGGCTGCTTGACCACCACCAGAACCCCAATTCAAGATATCGTTAAACTCAATGATATTCATGAGGAACTTGGTTGTTACAAGGTCCCATCTATCAACCTGGACCTTAATTTCTGAAAGATCGCGTTTTAGCAATCCTGCATCTGCAATATCTTGCGCGGTGTTTTCACCACCTAACGTTGCGTCACCGGCAAAATCTAAAGCTGCAAAAATATTTGCATCTTCTTGTGCTTGAATTTCCTGGCGCGCTTTTTGCTGGGCACGGTCGATTACGTTGAATCTACGACGCTTAACTTCAGCAATACGTACGGTTGGATTCGACACAACCTCAAATTCTGGAATCGTTACACGATCAGAGAATACGCGTGATTCAGGAGCTGAACCGTTGCTTGAAACTACTACGGCAGCTACATCGATATCACGGTCATAAACAGGTAGTGCACCTTGTGGTAATGGATCAACCACTAGGACACGACGTCCAACACCTTGATAATCTAAGTTTCTACGAATCGGGTTAGCCATTGCTTGACCTAAAGCAATCTTGCCCTCTGTAGTCATTAATGCACGACGTACCAGCTCATCCTTTTGCTCTTCAGTAAAGGAAGGAGACTGTGCCAGTCCTTGACTTGACGACTGGTTAGTTTGGATAATCGATGCATATTTCACTATTTGAGCAAGCGCATCACGATCGTTAGTGG